CATCGTTCGTCCGGCAGAAATCGTAGCATGGACCGCTTACAAAAATGCAGAATAACAAATTGAATTAAATATCTCATCATAGTTTATCACAAGGGAGTGGAGTCGGTACTCCATTCCCTTTTTTAATTTAAGTTATGGCTAGAAAAAAGAATACAGAAACTCCGGTCACAGAAGACACTCAAGCACAAGATCCTACAGTTACTTCAAAAGCACCGGTTATTTCAAATGAAGAATCTGAAAAACAAGAGCAAGACACTGTTGAAACTCCAGATACCTCCTCTATCAAAGAGTCTTCTCAAAAACCTGAAAAAAAAGACAAAACAAAAGAAAAAGATGAAATACCAGAATTCGTAAAAGAACTGTTACAAAAATATCCTGGCTATCCGGCATTGTATATTGATTCCAAAGGTGGTGTATTCACCGCAGATGCACAACCTAATTGGGTGAAGGATGCTATTCTTTATCAAAATCCGTATTACAAACAATAAAATTTACAAATATGGCATTAGGTGGCGTTTTTATGAGTGATACCGATGGAAACATTGGAACAAGCTCTACAACCTCAACTGAAAAAGTCACAGGTTTGCTGTTTGATATTTCCAAACAAGCTAAATTCTTCGAAGAAGGTGCTGGTTTGGCCGTAAAAGACAAATTACAAGGTAATGTTATTGAAATCAATTCTATGGATGATTTGAAAGAACTTGGCATTACCGCATACTCCGGTGACACTGAAAAGGATTTACTGTTTGGAATTCCTTATTATCATATCAATCATTTCTTTGGAATACAAGGAAGCACAGGACGTTTGTTTATCATGTTTGCAGACTGTGGTGTAGATTGGAATGCTATAGAACAAATGCAACGCGCAGCACATGGTATGATTAACCAACTCGGTGTTTGGACTGAACAATCGTTGTGGAAACAAACAGATCCGGAAGCAGAAACATATAGCATTGACCTAGTTACAGATCTGCAATCCAAAGCAGCGTCTTTAGCTGATGAAAATGCTCCTTTATCAATTTTGTTATGTGCAAATTCCGCAGTAATCGCAACAGATGAAGAATCTGTGAAGAAAGTAGAACTTGGCAAAATACCAACATGTGTTATTAATGCTCGGTTTGTCAGTGTATTACTTGGTCAGGGACTAGACGCTGATGTATCAGCGATGCAACTTGCTAATCAAAATCTCACTCCTATAGGAAATATTGGAGCTGCACTCGGATGTATCGCTTCGGCAAGCGTACAAGAATCATTCGCATGGGTAAATAAGTTCAATTTGATTGGTTATTTCCCAGATATTGAAATGGGATTCGGAGATGTCACTTTGAATAGCGAAAGTAAGTTGACAAGTACATTAAAGTACTCATCTTTGAATAAAATCCAATTGGATGATCTGGACGATAAGGGATATATCTTCTTGTGCAAATATTCTGGTTTGGAAAGTGGAGTTTTTTTCTCTAAAGACCAAACATGTTCAAACGGAGATTACCGAACAGTTGCTAGAAACCGTACAATTCATAAGTCAAGACGCGCTGTACGTAACGCATTATTGCCTTATGTCAACTCTCCGTTGAAAGTAGATCCCAGCACTGGATACCTATCTTCTGCCAAGATTACGATGTTTCAAAACATTGTCTCTGACATCCTCACAACTATGCAGAATAATGAAGAAATTTCAGGTTTTTCTGTAACAATTGATAAGAATCAAAATGTATTAAAGAATGATACACTGATCATTAAATATTCACTTGTTCCGGTGGGTGTAGCGTCCCGTATTGAAGTAGTCGAGGGCTTGGCATTAACCAATAAATAATTAACAAGATGGCAATAATTAACAATGTAGCATACAGCTGGTCTATGATCCGCATTTCCATACCAGCATTGGATATTTCAGAAGATTCTACTATTATGCAAGGAGTTTCTGAAATCAAGTGGAACAAGACTCGTAAAGTTGAAAACAACTACGGTATTGGAGGAAATGCTATCAATCGTGGTTTTGGCAACAAAACCTGTACAGCCTCCATTACAATGGATTATAATACCGTTTCCCAACTCCGAGCATTGGCTGGTTCTTTAATGGATTTGGGAGAATTTGACTTGATCATCTCATTTACTAATGCTTATGCCGGTGAAGACTGGACCGCTGAAACTGTAACGCTAAAGGGATGCCTCTTTAACGAAGACGGAATGGAAAGTAAACAAGATGATACAAACATTACAAAAGAATTCAATTTGAATCCTTTCGACATTATCACAGGAGAAGGAACTAGTTCTTGGCTATAACTTCTGATATATCATGCAATAAAGGCGAGTAAAAACTCGCCTTTTCTTATATAAAAAGGGAAAACCATTTTTCAACAGTTTCCCTTTTACATCCCTACATAGAGTACACTCGAAATTAATCTCATGTACTACTATTTTCATGCAAAAATAATAACATAAAATGAAAAATAAAAGTCTAACCAATAAAAATATACAATCATTCAATATTTAACATTTTAAATGCAAGACCAATAAACCAACGATTTCCAGAACTTCTATTCTTGGATAAACATCAATAATCATAATTATAATGGAAAATGTAAACGAAGACCTTTTCTTGCCTGAAGATATTCAGACCGAGATTGAAAAGAAAGTAAAAGAGCTGAAAGATTCAGATCCCAAACTAAAACGTGTATTCCCGATTTTTGTGGAAGGAGATGAAGACGAAGGCGAAAAGCCATATTATATCGGTTATTTTAAACAGCCGCCTTTCCCGACATTCAGTAAATATTTGTCCCTCTCCCAAAAGGACCAGGCCGGTGCCATGCGAGAATTGGCAAAAGATTGCTTTGTCGATGGCGATAAAGAACTGATTAAAGATGATTCCTTGTTCATCTATGGCTTGATGCCACACCTGGCTCAAATTATCGAGTTGCGCAAAGGAAAACTCGTAAATTTATCAAAAGCTGGGAAGTAAAAGACGATCAACTTATTCGTCATAGACTGATATTTATCCGTCATTATTTTCCCAGCGTAAACCTTGATGAGTTAAACGATGAAGAATTTGCAATGCTTTCTGAAGATGCCGTATGGCTCCACAGCAAAATGCTCATAACTCAACAAGCAAGTGCACTTGGAATGCTTGCGTAAAGTGTCTTATTACTCGTTTTTTCTACGTAGCCCTTTATCCTCTGTCGGATAAGGGGCTTTTTCAATCTTTCAGGGTACCAAACCGCTATTCTTTAGAAAATCAAAATACAAAAAGATGGCAGAAAATTATATTGTTAATTATCAGATAAACGTTAACTCTAATCCAGCTTTAGAGTCTATACGTAAATTTCAGCAGGCCACAGCTGAAATGGAAGCATTAACAAAGCGATTTGATATTGTTGCAAAAAGCATCGGTAAGGTTAATTCAGCATTGGCTTCTATTAAGACCAAACCTATAAACATACAAATCAATACAAGTGCAGCCGAAGCAAGTTTAGATCGCATCTTAACTAAACTCAATAATATAAAATCACAGGCAAAGACTGCATTAGGTAAACCTTTATATTCAACTTCGGATATAAAGAAATTGAATCAAGCTATTAGTTCTATAAATGGTAAAACGATTGAGCCAAAGGCTAATACAGAAAGAGCAATAAGTAGTCTTGATAAGTTAATACAGAAAATAGAACAGATTAAGTCGAATAGTAAAATAACCATTACAGCCAGTGCCGCTGGCGCATCTAAGGAGGTATCTGGTAGCACAACTAGAAATACGACTTCCACTTCAACACGACAGACTGGAGCAGGACGAAGTACTTATCTGTATCCATCTACTCGGCAAGTATTAGGTCCAACATACGCCAACACAGGTACAAATGTTGCAGGCGAAATGATTAAGGGTATGGGAATTGCCTATGGGCTTAGCTCTTTAATGTCTGGGGTAACTTCTGTATTTAGAGATGCTTCTACCTATGACAATATAGCCAAAACGACAAAAAATATCCTCCAGACTCACGATAAAGGTATAGGGTTTGAAGGTCGGTTTAATGAAATGAACCAACTCATGCGCCAAGTCGGTGTTGAGACTAAATATACAGCCCCACAAGTTGCATCAGCTGGAAAGTTCTTAGCTATGGCAGGATATGATGTCGATCAAATAAAACATGCTATCCGGCC